CAGCCACAAACAACCTTGGGAATACGGCTTCGGTGCTAATGACCAATGCGGCCAATCAATTCATGGGCATTTTCACGAATGGCACTTTCTATGGAAATGGAAGTGGTCTGTCGGGTTTGTCTGCAACGGCGACCAACGCTATTGGGAGTCTTAATGGCAACGGAACGAACGTGACAATCTACGGAACGCTGACCTCGACGAATTTGACTGCAACCGTTTTCATTACCAACTTCTTTATCCCGAATTACAGGACGAACTTCACGGTTACGCTTCCTGTAACGGCAGATTATTTGATAAGCGAGGGGCTATCCCTTGTCTCAATAATCAATAATCCTTACGGGCTATTGATGGTTTCAAACACTGTTATCCCCACGAAATATGTTGGTGGTCAAAGCTATGCTGGATGCCCGCCATTCTCCCAGACATCTTTAACCAACGGCATTACTTGGTCTATCATTTACACCGGAGATAACAGCATATCTTTTGCTGACACCAATGGTTCGCCAACGACATTCACAGCTATTCAGTTAACAAATGCCTTCAAACTTCAAGCTCGTTACTCATGGGTAAAACATCAATAGCATTAGCGGGCTTACTGTTTCTGGCTGTTAATGGAGTGGCACAAGCAATCCCTTCACCCGCCACAACTAGCCAAGCGACGAACTTGGTGGTTCAGGATGTTTATATGTCTCCGGCGAGGGTTGGGGACTTTTGGTATGATGTTGTAATACCATTTGTTCTTTCCAATAGCGGAAGCGGCATACCAAACACTAATGGTTCTGGGACTAACATTACTGTCTATGGGATTTTAACCTCCACAAACATAGATGCAAAAATCAAATCCGCTACCAATGGAGTTTTGGTAACGGCATCAAACATTTTTTCCGTCAAAGGAAGTGCGGGTGGAGTTGTCCCTGCTCCAGCTACGACGAGCCAAGCGACGAACTTGGTAACACAGGACGCATATATGTCACCGGCCAGAGTGGGTGATTTCTGGTATGATGTTGTAATACCTTACATTGCAGCCAATGGCGGTGGCGGTTCAGGAACGGCAACAAACCTATCTGGTAATGCGCTGGTTCAAGTAACAAACATCTCACAATCTGTTGGGGGAGGAGGCGGCGGAACAACACTCTCTAACGGCCTACCAACCATAGACCTTTCCTTTGTCAGTTCACCAGCATTTATTCAAAACACAAATCCCTATGCAGTAAATTGTGTTTGGGGTGGGAATGGGATTGTAGTGACGAATGTAGTCTATAATGGTGGGACTACGTTGGTGACAATGGACGGGTTTATCTTTGGTGGAGCAACAACCAATGCCACGAATAATTTGACGGTGTATTTTAGTGGAACACCACTTCATGTGCAGATGTACCCAGTGGGGATGTTGGGGTTAAGTGGAACAAATGGATTGCAAGGCATACAGGGAATAGCTGGAAATAATGGAACTAACGGGCTTAATGCTCCAACAGATTTGAACTGGAATAACATCACAAATCAACCTGTCATTCCTTCGACGAATGGGTTTGTTGATGCTTCCATTACAAATGCCTTTGTAATAAATAACTCCGGTGTGGCAACAAATTTGACGGTGTTTGGTAGTGAAACAATCACCAACGCTTCACTTACTATAACCAATGGAAGCCTTACGATCACAGGCACGAATGGAGTGGCAACGAACGCTCCCAATGCTTTAACTTTGAAAGGCGGAACAGGTTCGATTGGTTCTTCTGGTCATGGAAATGGATATTTGGGTGGGGGAATTTCAATAACCCTTGGCACTGGTGGTGACGCTTACGGCTCATCTCCATTTGGAAACGGCGGTAAAGGTGGTGGTTATATTGTTCAAGCTGGAACAGGCGGTTCTGGAACAGACGGATTAAACGGTGGAGCAGGTGGAGATTATGTTGTGTATGGAGCTACTGGTGGGTCTGGTAATGCCGGAGGTAAGGGTGGTGGTATAACAAACATTGCTGGCAATGGAGCGAATGGAACGGGCGCATCTGGAGGTAATGGTGGCGACATAGGGATTCTAGCCGGAACAGGTGGTTCGGCTACTGGAAGTGGTGCTACTGGTGGGACAATAGCAATTCAATCTGGCACAGGTGGCGTGTCCTCTGGTGGCGGAACTGGTAGTGGTGGAACTATGACTCTTTCGTCTGGAACGGGAGGCGGTTCTCCTGTTAGCGCAAGTCCGGGCGGAACATTTACATTAAACGGAGGGACTGGCGGCAATACAGCAGGGGTAAATGCGACAGCAGGAAAAGGGGGTTCAGCTTCTTTTAATGGTGGTGCTGGTGGAATATCTACCAATGGAACTGGAGGTGCAGGTGGAGACTTCTCTTTAACAGGTGGAACTGGTGCGGCTGCTTCAACAAGTGGTAAAACAAGTGGTGCTGGAGGCTCTTTAACCATAGCAGGAGGCCTCGCTGGTGCATCTACTTCCGGTGCGGCGGCTGATGGTGGTAGTGCAACAATAGCTGCTGGCGACGGCGGCGCGACTGTGATTGCTGGTTATGCCAGTGGGAAAGGCGGGTCATTGACAATTCGTTCTGGTGTTGGGGGTATAAGTGACCAAGCGAATGGAGGAACAGACACGGCTGGTGCAGCAGGTAATTTGGTTATTTATGGAGCTAATGGTGGCTTACACCATGATGGAGCTGGCGGTAACGGATACGGTGGGGCTGGTGGTAGTGTGTATATCTATGGCGGAACAGGTGGAGCAGGATTGGCTGGTGCTGGTGTGAATGGAAACGCTTTTCTTGCAGTAAAAACAAATAATGTTGTTAGTGGAAGTGTTGGTGTTGGCACAACAAACCTTACCAGTGGATATGTTTTAGATATTCAAGGCAGCGTGATGATAAGAACCAATTTGGTTGTGACCAATAACATCACAGCCTACGGCACAAACACAGCGACTTATTTTGTCGGTAATGGTGGTGGGTTGACGAACCTAACGTCTGTAATCCAACAAGGTTCAACGAACGCTGTGGCGTTGACGGCTTTCACGGCGACATTTGCTCAACCATTTGTAGACACAAACTACACAGCGGTTGCGATTGGGAACGGATTTGCTTTGGCGAGTAGTTATGTTTCAGCCAAGACAATCAATAGTTGTGTGTTTAATATGACGATTGCAACTGGAGCGATAGACTGGGTGGCTGTTCATCAATAACTATACCATGAAACATCTATTCACCATCGCAACCTTGTTGATGACCTTGCAAATGGCAAGGGCAGTTTACACAGAAGATGTTGCCACGAACTTTGTCAATCAAGGGCAGTTGGTGAGTGCGACTAATGGATTTGTCACTTCCTCGATTACGAATGGGTTGGCCTCGACGAATTATGTCAGTTCAATAACTAATGGACTCGCCACAACTAGTGTGACGAATGGCTTGGCTACTACTAACTACGTCAGCAACTATGTCTATTCTGCAACTAATGGCTTTTCTGGGATTTTAACTTCAAATGGATTTGGGACGAATACAACGCTCATCACAATTTTCAGTGGCTCAACGAATATCGTAGCAACGACGAATTATACATTTGGAGGTAATGGATTTACTGTCACCAATGCCGGTTCAACTGCTGTCAATGGAACATACACCTCTAATAGAACAGGCGGTTATTATTGGGAATATACAAATACATTAGGAATACACTTAAATTGGAACACTTGTGATAATCGTGCATATTTTATTTCCAATTACAATTCAGTATTGTATTCGACGACCTCTTTCCCAAATAACTTTACAAATGGTATTCCTCCGATGCCAACAGTAACTAACAGCCCATCATCCACAAACATCACCTATGTAACCAATGTTATTGCGGCAGCCACAACCACAAATTTCAGTCCAGCTAGTGGCGGAACATTCATTGGTAATTTCCCTCAATTATCCACAGGGAACACGAATGATTATTTGCCAGGTAATAATGTAACCTTTGAAACAAATTATCCGAATCAGATTGTTATTGATGCAACCAGTGACATCAGTTATTCAACCGTCACAAACAACTGGAACATGGGTCAATTTGTTTATGCTCACTTTGACATAACACCGCCTCAAGTAATTTGCCCGCAGATAATGTTGCTTTGCATATCCAACAACGCTAACGGAACAACTGCTGGCAGGATGATTTCGCCGACTTTATTCTTTGACGATGCTGATTTTATGCCAATCGGCATTACTTGGACTCCGACAAATGTTGATGTTTATGGTGACCGACAACTACAAGGGGGAACTGGTTTTCTAACCTCGTCCACTAACGGAGGAAGGGCTTACTCTTATACTGAAATGACAAACTATTTCAAGATTCTATGCACTTACAGAAACCAATGACCACATTAACCAAAATGAACGGGAGGAGGGCATTATGAAGAAACTTTTATTACCAATCATTGCCGGACTATCCGGTATGGGCGCGAGCGTGGAGGCTGGCATTCCGTCTGAACCCAATACATGGGCTGAATTATTTCGTCTGCCAGTTACGGGGTTGCTTGGCTTTGTCTGCATCGCGTGCGTGTATTTCATGTATAAACAGTCGAAGGATAATGCGGAAAGAGTGCTGTCACTGATTGAGGGTGAACGTGCCGCAACGGAAAAGCGTGTATCCAGCAACGCGCTCATCACAAAAGAATTGGCTGAAAATAACGCACGAGTGGTTAAAGACCTTGCGACGAGTAACGCGCTGGTGATGAAGGAATCGGCAGAACTCCACGCCGCTGAAATCAGGGTTTTACTGGATGAACTAAAAGGCAGGAAATAAAATTATGACAGCAACAACTGAAAAGTGGTTTTACGGTCTTGGCAGCGCGACGATTGGCGGTGGTAGTGCTGCAGTCGTGAGCGGCTTTACCGCAATGGGATTTGACCCCGCAAAGTTCAACCTGACCAATTCCAGCGGCATCATGCACCTGCTCGGTCTTACTGCAGTCAATTTTGTGTTCAGTGGAATTTTGTCGGCGTTTTTCTACTTGCGGCAATCTCCTTTACCGCCGGAATCAATCACGGAAACGACAACGACAACAAGTATGGCTAGTGATTCTCAAGGTGGAGTGACCACTGGCATCAGCAAAACAGTCACCACAACTCCAGTCAGTCAACCAACAGAAACAACGAAAGAATAAATTATGACATCCAACATTCACATCATCCTTCCAGTTATCGCATTGATTCTAGCAGTAGTCGGTATTATTAAACCAACATGGCCGTTAGTATCTGTAGCGGTGATACTCTTGGCTGTTAACGCACTTGTAAAATAATGAACACAATCACAAAACTACTCTTGGCCGCAATCGTGTGTTGCGGGATAACAACGGCACAGGCAGACGAAACCAACTATCTGTCCTTCACCAACGTCACCGTTGAGGGTTGGACGGGTTATCGTTATGCCGGTGACTCTGGCGATTCAACAGCCACACTTGGCGCAATGGCAAAGTTGTATGACTTCAACCTTGGCAAGTTGCAACAGGTAACTCTTGGTGCAGGCGTTGACCTTGACGTTGCAACTACCAAGACAACCATCAACGATTTGTCTGGTCGCATCTATCTGGTCAAAGACGTTGGCCTGACAGAATTTGATGCATTTGTTGGTCTTGGCTATCTGTTCAGTGAGACTAGAACCTTTACTGACTTTGGTGCAGGGGTGAAATACAACCTTTACCAGACGAAGAACTGGTCTGCGTTCATTGGCACGGACATAACATTCCAGCTACGGAGCAAGACTTTGCTTGAGTATCTGCCCGGAATACAAACTGGGATTGCGTTCTGATTATGTGGGGCTGGCTAAAAGCAATCATGAGCGCATTTTTTGATGCGCTATTCAGCCTATTTTGGAAAGAAGTAAATAAGCCTGACACTATCGAAGATGAGAAAACTCCTACTAATGTTAAGCGCGATTGGAATAGGTATGTTGCTGACCAGTTGCGCGACAAGAACGGTGGTCATTGATTCGCAATCCAGCATCGTGAGGCTAGGTTCGGATGTGCGCGGTCATGTCTATATCTGGCAGGATGGTCAATGGCAATTAAGCGGGGACAAAGTGACGTTGCCGGAAGGGTGGTTCGCAGGTGCAATGAAGGTAAAATGATGTGCGACGAAGCAAGCCATTCTGTATGTGGTGTGGAGGAAGTCACCAAACAAACTCCTGCCGCGCCCTTGCCCGCGCCATCAAAAGAAACAAAGCCAGACTTGCCAGAAGTAATACCAGACCTGCCTAATGCGCCTATTTTGTAAGTGCTGCAATAGCTTCTTCTGGGCTTCGGACAATGGCAACTTGTCCCTTCCATTCATTGTGCCAGATGGCTTCTTCTGCCGTTAATGCTTGGGCAGACTTCGGCTGGTCTGGGTTCTTAATTTCCATGAAGTAATTACGGTGAAAAATGCCAGCACAAATATCAGGACAACCTTGACCAACAGCAGATAATATCTGAACCGTAGCACCTACTTGGCGCAATGCCTCGACTATCTCGGTCTGGTTCTGGTCTATTTTACGCGCACGCATTTTTTAGGCTTTCTAATAGGTATGTTATTGATTCCCCTTGAACGTAGTATCTCGTATGTTTTTCTGCTCATAATTTTGGTTTGATTTGTGGTGTGGTTGACTTGCAACCGTCAGTGGCGACTGCATCAAGTGTGGTGTAATGGAAATGAACCCCTAAATATCTGCCAGAGCGCAGATCCTCCACGATGCCCTTGATTCTGCGCTTGCGTTGTTTGATGGTTTTTGTTGGCTTTTTCATATTTTGTTCACTGGATTGGCATTGTTTTTCTCCCAGTAAACAATGTTTTTATCCGGTCTATGTAGCCCAAGAATATCTTTAGCCAGCATTTCCAATTCCTCTTTTGTGCGCTGTCGAGGATAGAACAAATAGCATCTTCGACAAACCATGCCAGTTTTAATCTTCTTGAGCAATCCGCCGCATTGACATTTCATAATTATATTTCGGTTCAACTAATGGTGTTTCTTTACCACACTTCCAGCAAATGCAAATTCCATCTCCGATATAAAAGTTTTCACATTCATGGACGGGTTCTGGGGGGGGGGTATTGGCAGTTCACAATATCTCCTCCTCATATTTTGACGCATCTCTTAATGTCCTGACATCGTAACAACGCTGGCAGAGTATGGCATATTCTCCATTATCTTCTTCATAAGAACGCGTGGCTGGCTTATCTTCGCAGTCCTCACAAAGTGCATGGTTGGGTTTGGTTTTTTTCATGCGAGGCAACGAATTTGCGTTTCGACTTCTCTTTCCTTATCTCCCCGATTGTGTAGTGTAATCAAAACCTCGACATGGCCTAGAGAAGACGGCATACGACAGGCGTCCACGTTATAGTTAGATTCTCCAGCCCTGAACGATGCTAGATATGAGCCGGAGCGGATAGCCCATGATTCACGCTGTTTTACTTTCAAAGCCCCAGTCTTGTGGTCGCAATGCAGGAATAACCTAGGCGTAGTCGGCATAGCTCCGCGCTTGTGGTCGTGTCCCATGATGGCAATATCAGCTTCTACGCCTTCAAACATCTGTGCCACGCGGTTGATAGAGCCTCCTATAAGCCTTGAAGCCCCCATGCCGTGATGGGCGAATATGTCTAATGTCTGCGTTCTACCATAAGAAACCAACGAAAGCCGAATCAACGCGCACACACCAAGATATTTACAATCCAATTTATCAGCTAGTTTCTGGTCGCCATTGATGCCGCTTTGAAACTCGAAGTAATGGTTTCCGTTTAATAGGCCTATAAGCCTGCCCTTCATAAAGCTGATTTCGTCGGAAAACTTATCAATCTTGGCTTGCTGTAATGCCTGTGTATCTCGCTTGAATGTTTCGTGCATCTGTTTTGAAATCTGCCCAAGACATTCTCGCTCGGTTGTGCTGGTCGAATCAAGATAATCTCCCATGCCTATAAAATAGGTACTATCCTTTGGCAACTTCCTGAAATACTCCAAATCTTCCTGCCAAACAGCATCGGCGTGGTTCGGTGAATCCCAATGCACGTCACCGAAGCAAATTATCCTGACTTCCTTGCCATAAGAACAAGGAATGTTAAATGAGTGGGTTTCAAAGATACCGGACGTCTTCATACTTTAACCTTTCTGTTTTCTGGATTTGGACATCAACTTGATTATCTGTTCTAAAGACCTTGTTTTTCTAAAACACACTTCCCGCTTTCTGCCACGAGTCTCCCACTTCTTCATAGCTGCCGAACCGTGTAAGGGGCAATCAGCCTGAATCCAAAATAACTTACCCGAACCGTCAGCACCCTTGCCGTAAGCATTGTCACTGGTCGGACAAGAACAGTCAAGTTGTATGGCAGCATCAGAGCCGGGATTTGGCCTTTGTTTTTTCATAAGATTCAATTTTCTTCCTATTCGATTTTAGCATTTCTATGGCTGTGGTCAGTAACGCCTTGCATATCTGCAATTCCTCGCATAGCCCAGTCGCGCCAAGATGCTTTGTCCATGATACTCCACATGAAGAGCATCTATTTCTTTTTATTATGTTCATAGAGATATTTTACGTTACGTTCCCATGATTTAGCATTAACGGGACAATAGACTTGAGATAATGCCTTAAAGTAGTCATTTTGCCGTCCTGCCGCGTCCCAGACGCGCCAGACACGCTTACAGGTCACAATGCACCTATTTCTGGCCTCCGACTCGCCCAGAGGCTTCTGGGAAGCGTGATGCACCCCATATAGCCAATTTGGGTTATTCCCTTCTTCCACTCTAATAGACGAAGCGAGCCTATCAAAATCCATCGCCTGAACATTGAGGCAGAGCAGGAGTAAAACAGCACTACCAAATGTAAAGTATGGTTTCATTTCAATATACGACTAGCATTCGATACAGGCTTGGTCTGCCCATCCTGCCCCGCCGTCTTTTACCCACACGAGATAGTGACCGTTCTCGGTTGGTGGTTCAGAGATTGGTTTCCAGTCCAGCGTTGCCATCGAACAACTCACTTGAGCCAACAGCGAGTGTTCCTGCTGGTTTCGAGCTTGGTTATTATTTTTACGGTTCATTTTGTTTCGGAGCGTTGCCGCCACTCGCTGCGGCTTGGCTCAAATGTTAGCCTTAATCATGGGTATTGATAGGTTGAGGGACGGCCTTTTGTTCTGTGCAATTCACCCCTCTTGGCCAACTGACTTAATGCCATAGTGGCCTGTTGCCAAGTTAAGGGAGGCACAAGCGTTTTCCATGTAAGGCTTTTACGTTTCTTTGCCATGAGCCTGACAAAATTCCATATTGTACCACGCTTCCTAGCTGTTTTATGTCCAGCAGGAATATGGTCGTATGTGAGGAATAGGTTCATGCTAATTTATAGCTGTAAACTCTCCTGCCATTATCAGAGAATCCTACCCAATGCTTTTCAATAGCCACACCATTTTGACGTAGCTCTGAAATGTCGCTACTGGCGCGGGTGCTTTGGCAAACATTGTTTAACTCAATTGGTGTTATTCCGTTAGTGCCAGCAGCCCGTAACGCTCCCATCATCTTTTGCAGCCTATTACTTGTCATTGGTGATTTCATGCTATTATCCTCGTTATTACCTTGTTTGCTTGGTTCGGTTTCTCAATCAAATCATCTACCATTGTCGAATCAAATATGTTGTCCTTACACTTGAATATCTCCACAGCCTGACAGAGCTTACGAATGATATTCTCAAATCTCTGATGCGCTCGTTGCTTAATCTCCGCTCCGCCATCTCTGACGCTAATCCACCACCCACACACGCTATACAGAGCATGGATCAAGTCTCTCCTAGACCGTTCATAAATAGCGCACCTATCACACGCAACATGTTTTAGCCAATAGTCAACTTGGTCTTGGCTCAATACACCGTTATCCTCGTATTGGACTACGCCTTCACGTTGGCAAAACTTACAGTGATATTGAAGTTTAAGGGTCATGCTATTACGCCGAGCAATTCTCGGAGTTCTTTCTGCCTAGCCCTCAAATTCTCTAACCTAATCCTCGATGGTGAATCCTTATCGTAATCGCTTAATCTGCTAGAGTAATTACCTAGCTCTTTTACTACACGATTTAACTCCTGCTCCATTGATATGCGATTGGGGGGTTGAAGGGAAGGCGCGGCAGTTGTTCCACTGGCTATTTGCCGGTCAACTTTATTCAGCCAGTTCACGAAGAATCTTTGACTCAAAACCCTGCCTTTATTTTGTGGCAATCCTATCCAGACTTTAGCCTTTTCAAATTCTCGTTTTACATCAATTCCAATGTAGGCCGGTGACTTGGATAAGTCCTCCAGAAAGTCCTCTGATTTAGTGTTAGCTTTTGTGACTGATTGTGCGGTTCTTTCCGTTCTGGCTGTTGACGTTTGTGCTTGTCGCTTAATCAAATCTTCCTGTTTCTTTAGGTAGTTTGCTCGCGCCCTTTTCTGATGCCACTTGCCATCTTCTAGGCAGAAGAATTTGTCGTTGTCGAAAATCATACTCTTTAGACGCATCCAATTATGGAGTTCGCAGTTGCATAGCTCCCGAAGTCCCGCGTCATCGTCCGGCAAACCCTCGACATGAGAATGAGTCCAGTAGAAAGTAAGACAACGGATATACTTCCACTTTTCATCGTCGTTGAACATTCCGGTAGCATTGGCAAACGCCACTGGGTCAAAATCCATTACTGGAATTGGCAAGGGTTCACTCATAGCACCTTTGTTCTGTGGACAAGGTTAAGCGGTGGTTGGAACGCCTTAATGAACCATTTTTCCTTTTCGCGCAAATCAAACTCTGGACATGGAAGATAAAAAACCTTGTAGTAATTATACTCCATGAATTTTTCCGGAACTTCCCAATCGCGCAATGTTCTTTTAACTGGATGCCCACTAAGTCTGTGCCTTAGATTTGTGGACATTCCGACGTATAAAACCCTGTATTTTATTTTTCGTTTTAAGTTGCTAAAAAAGACGTGGACGAAAACATAAATGGCAGGAACTTCTGGAACTAGTAAATAAATTTCTTTCCAATTTTCGGGGTTAAATCTTTTTCTTCTGGTTGTTTTCATCGCTCAATCCTTAAATGAAAGCCGCCCGCTCCGTGTGTCACAGTGCGCGGAAAGCGCATAGACTCCGAAATGGAGTTCGGAGCGAACGGCAGATTGGTTGAACTGTGACACGACATAATCCTAATCATTTTTTACTCATTTGTCAAACTATTTCTCACTACCACAGGCACTTTTATCCACAACTGGTCTGGGAATTGCACCCTATCCACTTCAATACTTACGCATTGCCAAAGTTGATATAGCTCTGGTTTGATGTTGTCTATTGGGTCTGCAACAAACCAAGCAACCTGTGCGCTAGGCTCATAATCTTCACTTGGCAACTCGTCTAAAAGTGGAATCGTTTTTAACACATTATTATCCTATGGTTTGGGGTGAGGGCTGCATTGCGGAGTCTATGGTTTGGCGTAAACTAACGGTTTCATCTTCGAGGTTCAAACAGATATCCATGAATCTATCTCCGCCTGATTTCTCACAAAGCCAATCCAACCTGTCCTTGTCTTTTTCCAACTCCGCAATCTGTTTCTTTAGGGTGTCGCGGTCTAGCTTGAAGTTATCTATTACTTCACGACGGTGATTTAGTGCTTCTTTCAACTTCTCATTCTCGGCGCGGAGTTGGTCAACGTGTCTTGCAACTGATTCACTACAAGCCCAAGCTGCTCCATTAAATACAATTGTTGCGTCGAGTTTTTCCAGTAATGGGTCGGCTACTTCGTGAAGGGAGCGGAGGATTGACTTAAATACTTGTGCTTTTCTTGTTTCAAAATCTGATACCTCTGGCATCATTAGCCATAAGCCAGCATACCTTTCAGCAACCTTTTCTAGTTCTGGTTTTGATGGTTTGTTAGTGGTCATGGTGTTCCTTTCGGCTGTAATGTTTCCGAGGCAATAACTCGGTGCATTTCATTTCCGTCTTTATTGTATTGGTCGCCACGCAAGTGCCTAATCAGTTCGAGTCCGGCTTTGAACATATCGCGTTCCTTCTGGCACAGGATAAGTTCTCTTTCAAGTTGACGGGCGAAGTCGCGCATTTTTGAGAACGAATAAGCAGAACTTCCTTCTGGCAAGACCGCATCAGAGCGAGGCGTCGCTATTGGTTCTTCTGTCGCACCATGACATTTTGATAATAGTTCGGGCATAAATTTAGGTGATTATCCCTTCAAGCCACTTACCGCGTGGTTTCTGATTATGCTATTTTTATTGGCGTGAGTCAATACACCGCTAGAAAAGAAGCATCTGTTACGCAGTCAATCCTGACGCAACTAGGAAATCTGGGTTGGATTGTTGACGAGCGAAGCCCTGATTGCGACGTGCTTCAGCAGCGGGTAAAAACTTCCGAGCAACGTAAAAAACTTGGCGGTAAAATTCCCGATTTCACACTTTACCAGCGCGGGACAAACAGACTTCTTGGTGTTATCGAGGCTAAAAGGCCGAATGAACCTTTGGCTAAAGCCCTCAAGGATGCAGAAGAAAAATATGCCAAGCCCCTGCAAATCCCACTCGTTTTTGCCTACAACGATACTTATGTCGAAACGCGCTATCTTGCCAATGGCCGACCGTTGAAATTGGACGGTGAAGATATTCGCCAGTTTGTAGATCAATACACCGCGCTCCGGTTTGTAAATGAAGGCGCGGAAATTTTATCCGCGCCGACTCATGTTCAATACTCGCGCCAGCAACTCATCGCCATTTTTAGGCGTGCTGCAAATCTTTTGCGTGAAGCTGGATTGCAGGCCGGATTGGAACGGTTCGCGGCATTTTCGGACATTCTTTTTCTGAAATTGATGGATGAAGTTTGCGAATTAAAATTGCACGCACACAAAGAGCCGCCGATTGAAGAACATCTGCGCTGGTCGCACTTCAAAGACATGGCCGCGCCCGCGCTTCATACCTATCTCAAGGATGTTGTGTGGAAGGAAATGAATAAAAAATATGGATCAATTTTTGGTGAGTCATTGCAAATCGGAAAACCGGAGATAATAAAGGAAATTGTGGAAGGGCTTTCCGGGTTGAATTTGACCGCCGCCGACACAGATGTAAAAGGGGATGCGTTTGAATACTTTTTGAAGAACGCCTATCAGGGATTAAGCATCAAGGATTTGGGTGAGTATTTCACGCCGCGCAACATTGTTCGCACGATGGTCAGCATGGTTAATCCGCAAATCGGTGAAAAGATTTACGACCCATTTTGCGGCACGGGCGGATTTTTAATTGAATCTTTCAAGTTCATCCAAAACCGAATTAAGCCGACTCCAAAATTGATGGAGACACTTGAAAACGACACCGTTTGGGGTTCGGAAATTACCGTCAATGCCCGCGTTGCCAAGATGAACATGATTTTATTTGGCGACGGGCACAGTAACATTGAAAAATGGGACAGCTTGGAACATCCGCGCAAGGGACAATTTGATATTGTATTGACCAATCCCCCTTATTCAGTCCCAACGCGCTATGGGAATCTTTACCCAGTTGACAGTTCAAACGGTGACGCGGTATGCGCCATACATTGCTTTGACAGTTTGAACGCCACCGGACGCGCCGCGATTCTGGTCAAGGAAGATTTTTTAAGCAAGGGCGGCACGATTGGAAAAGTGCGCGATTACATTTTGAAAAATTCTAAAAATTTTACCGTCACTTCCCTGCCGAGAAATTTATTTGCTCCTTACACGCCGACAAAAACCAGCATCATCTATTTTGAAAAGGCCGGGAAAAGGCCGACCGTTTTCTTTTTTGTCGTGAAGCATGTCGGGCATACGCTTGGCACTCGAAAAAGGAGCATCAAATCAAATGACCTGCCATTGATGCTGGACGCTTTTAACGAGCAAAAAACATCGCCGGAAATTACTTCCTGCATTGTGCCGCGCCCGATTGTGGAAAAGACGGAAAATTCATTGTGGGTTTATGATTACATAGAAGTCATTCCGCCGTCACCATATCCGATGGAATACATGGGCGGTTTGATTGAAAGAAGCGGCGAACGAATTTTGTTATCAGAAAATTCCAATGATGATGTGAAGATGTTAGGCGTAAGCAATCAATTCGGAATTTTTGAAAATGAAGAATTTTCTGGCGACGAAAATACACCATGCCAAAAGGTTCGCACTGGCGATTTAGTCTATAACCCTCACCGCGTCAATGTTGGTTCTGTCGGATTGGTAACGGATGAATTTGATGGCGGCTTGGTGAGCGGTGTTTATGTTATTTTCCGTTCCAAAGACACACGCACTCCATCGCCTTATTTGCTGGCCTTGATGAAATGCGGGGCTTACAAAAAAGTCATTGAAGCCTATGACACTAAAAGCGGCGCGGTGAGACCAAACTTGACCTATGATCAATTATGCCGGATAAAAATTCCAATTCTACCAGAGGACACCATGAAAATTTTCATCAAAAAACAAAAAACGATTGATACGGCAAAAGGCGATTTAGCCAGACAGATTGACGATGCTTCAGATTATTTGGACAGCATCACGCGGGAAGAAAAAAATCCGAATCACCGGAAAGATTTTGACAGCTTGCTTTCACTGGCCGCGCCTAAAGCTACCTAGACCAACCGCTATCCCCTGCAAATTTTGACAATTCTGTTTATGTCTTTCGGGTCATGCAGGGCATCGCGCAACATCACGGCAAACCCGTCGTTTCCCGCGTCGCCAGTTTCCAGCATATCAGCAATGAATTGAATTGCATCGGGTTCGTGCCGGTGATTTGAGATAAGCGCGACCAACTGCTTTTTGTTGTAATAACCAGCCTTGATTCCGAAACGCGGAGCATCGCCTTCGTGTTCGAGTTCGGGAATCAGCAACACAGCATCGCTTGGAATTTTCATACTTTTGCCAGCATAGTATCAAACATCGCATTGTCACTGTTTCGCTCATTATATCTAAAGGCAAATTCATCAACATATTTTTGAAGATGCTTTTTTGAGACCCAAACGTGCGTTCCCCTGATGCTATTTTTCAACCGAGACCAAAATCCTTCAATCGAATTTGTGTGGGCATTACCGCGAACATATTCCCGCGCCGCGTGACCAACGCGAAGGTGTTTGTATCCTTCGCGGCGGAGCGGGTTGTAGCTCCACAGTTCATCTGTGCAAACTGTCGCGCCCTTTTCGACGTTCGCCAGAATGTTTGGCATGACTGTTACGGTTTTAACATTCTCCGCAACTTTCGCTTGCACGTTACCGCCGCGCTCTAAAATACCAATAACCGGCGTTTTGCCTTCCGCTCCGCGCCCGCGCTTGCCGCGCCGAACACCGCCGACATAAGTTTCATCGGCTTCAATAACGCCTTTCAGCTTTTCCCCATTTCCAGCCATGAGCAACCGGATTTGATGCGCCATGCGCCAAGCGGTTTTGTAAGTCACTCCAAGTTGACGCTCCAATTCTTTTGCCGATACGCCGGAGCGCGTAGCCGTCATTAGATACATGGCATAGAACCAATGTTTGAGCGGCGTGGTCGTTTTCTCAAACGGTGTTCCTTGCATCGGATAGATTTGATACCCGCACCATTGGCAGACATAACAGGCGCGAGTCGAAACGCGGTGAAATTTTGTTTGGTGTTCGCAAGACGGGCAGGATTTTAGATGCCCAAACCGGCGTTGGAAAAGGGCTTCCAAACAAGCTTCATTATCAGGGTATTGCTCGTGAAACTCTTTAATTGTAAATTTCATGCCCCAAATATACCATTTCGACTAAATGTTGTCAAGGGATAATCACCTAAATTTATTTAATATAATTGGTTATTTTGTATTCTTGAACCAAAGTTATTTGCGTGCGTAAATCCTCTCTTTTAAGGAAGGAAATTCTTTCTGTTACTATACGCTTTGCCGATTCAAGGTTTGGTATATTGTTTGACAATACCAACCACTCATTGCCGTGGCCACCCCACCAATAAAGATATTGTTCTACAAAATAAGTTCCGTCGCCCCTACTTGAAATCCTCATATCACCAAGTGTGGGTAAATTTGTCGTGGTAGTCGCTGCGCTATTTGTTTTAGTTGGTATGTTAAGTTGGGTTTGTTCGCTGCACCCGACTAACACCAGCGACAGGGATAGAATTAGTAATGGTTTCATTTGTCAAAAGTAATTCTCCACTTACCATCTATCATTTTTGTGACAGTTGGTTCGTGGTCAAATTCAATGATTATGTTTGTGGCAGACATATCAAACCATTGAGCCTTTTCCAAAGTTGCTCTAATGTCTTTCACATATATGGGCGTTTTATTCCATGCACTAAAACTCAGATACAGGTTTTTGTTTGGTAAACCATCACCGTAGTCTGTTGAAATTGTTCTGGGTGGGACTTCAAGAATAGTATTACGACTATCGTAATAGAAAACATCGGTAGCTGGTCTGCAGTTGGTGATGAATGTGTTGTTAGTGACGGAGCGTTTGCTAAAAACTTGCGCCTGCACAGACGCGCACGCCAAAGAAATAGACAGGATAAGTAGTGATTTTTTCATGGTTTGAATGTGATTAGCCAAATTCCGTTTGTTGATTTTGTGACTATAGGTTCGTGGTTGAGTTCAATGCAAATGTCTGTTCATTGACTAAATTGGTCATACACTTAATCCCATGAGCGGCAACCACAGTAAAACTTGTCGAACGGTTGTGCGCCGATTGCTTCAAACTTTTTGCACTTCAAAGGATTTTGAACCGGCTTGACGCTTTTAACTTCAACACCAAAAACGGGGGTGTCTTTGTTGTATTCATTTCCAATTCTATCACGCCAAAAAGACGCTTCCTGTTCCGCATATTCTTGTTGTTTTCCTTCTGGGGAATGAAATTCTCTCTTGTTGATTTGCTTTTCGCGTGGACACTTAAACCATTTCTGGTCAACCTCAATTTCTGCCATCCACCTCGGCTGGTGTGCAATCCACATATACCCGCACTTACAACGCTCTGTGGAGTCTGGAGAACCTTCACCAAGAAACTCAAAAAACGGAAGTTCGAGAGATGATGGCTGCTCGCAGGTGCAAACACTGTCTCTGTCTTGGCCGTAATTGCACTCGTTTTTATATGTTGATTTTCCATAATACGCACATCGAGCCTTGCGCCCTTTGAGATTTGGCGGTTCGCAAACTTCAATGCAACTATGCGTGATACAACATGGAACTTTTAAGCCGTCATCCATGTGCCTTAATCCTTGTGCCGCACAACCACATTTCATCATTACTTTTTCCATAAATTCTCACGCTGCCATATTGGTTTGGTCGAGGGTCATTCTGTCCTCACTCCATCGTCCACACTTCCATGCTGTTTATATTTTGGCTCGCATTGGGTGCAACCAAGCAATCTCCCGCCCATAGCTAAAACCCAATTCTCAAAGGTGTATGGCCTGTGATACTTGGCTTCAAATCGTTTGACATATTCAGCGTGTGCCACGGCCTGTTCTTCCTCTGTGGAAAAATCATGCCAGCAGCCATCTTCCATTAAACATTGTGTGGTCATAAATTCACACACACTAAACACACCAGCATTGTAGCAAATATCGCCACGAATATAGATAGAGCCAGAATCACTTCGTGTTGTTCCTCTATCTTGGCGCGTAGCTGCTGCTCGGTGGTTGTCATGGCTTTATTTTTTGTGCGGCTGTTTCGATGGCTTTTCGTCTTTTCAGGAGTAGGTCTTTACTGAAATCAACAATATCACTGTTTTTCCAAGCTGGTGTAACTATATCTGCCGATTCCATCATCCCCTCATACTTTCCTTGAGCGATAGCCGCCTCAAAACTGGGGTCTAATGTTTTGAAATGATTTTCTGTAACTACGGCACTAGGAAACTCAGACCTAACCCATGCCAGCCTAAATTCTCTCGCTGTTTTCATATCATCTATCCTTTATTCCTCTTTATCATCCAGCCTTGTTCGTAAGACCACGCGGGATTGTCATGGATTCGCCTATGCCCCTCAAAACTTACCGGCAACCAAAATCGTTCATCCAGTAAAAGACTGCCAATTTTTCCTTTGGTATGATGGATCTGTGTTGACGGAAGATAAGGGTAAACCACGCAATAGCGACGCCGCGATAGAAACTCCACCTTCTGTTTGTTGTATTGCCGCATCAGCTTTGCCATGCGAGTAGAACGCTTCCTGACGGGCTTTTGCCGCTTCTGCGAGTAGTTCAATGGGGTGCAGCACTTCGAGGGCTTGGCTGGCTTCTTGCGGCGTAATACCGCAGAAGGTGGAGATAGCCATAATGCGGGCTTTTTCATCGTAATTCAAGCAAGCTCCTTTCTGCACTTAAAAGTGAACGCGCACATTCAAACTTCGTTTTTGCTATTTCCCACGCCTTGACCAGCTTTTCCGCTTCGCCGGTCTGCTTCATTATAGTTTGCATCTCTGCTTTGAACCTTGCGTCAGCGCGAGCCTGATGCTCTGCCGCGCCTATGGGCATATCCTGTTTCAGATATTCCACCACAAGCACGGACAGAGCCGATTTACGCCTGTCGCCACAAAACTCGACTATCTGCCGCGCCATAGCTACTCTGTCCCGTAACTGGTCTAGCTCGGTGATAGCATCAGCCATGCCCCTTTGGGCTGCTTCTAGGTGTTCAAATTGCGCGTTCATTTTGTCATTTGACAGTTAAAACAAACATGGGCTTTCCATCTATTTGACCAGTGTAATTTGTTAAACTTGCCACATCGCTCGCACATCAAAAAGGGACATCATCGCTCTCCACTGGTGCGGCTGGTGCTGGTGCGCCTTGCTTGGCATCGGCCACAATTTGATTCTTTGGCGCACGGCAACGGATTCCGCCTGTAAGTTTTCCGCCAAAGCTGATGTTCGGGTCGTTATACAGCACAACTTTTTTGCCAACCCATCCATCAGATTCGGGGCTACCCGTAATGGCTGCAATAATCTGGCCGTTGGTGCTGTTCAAAACTAGGGGTTTGTCCAGCTCGTCGAAGTGCAAGGCAAACTTCATGTCTGCTTCTGCGCCCTCTTTGGCTACATTGACCGGCGTAACTTCACGCATGGTCACAAGGACTGGCGTTAGAACGTCATTCTTGGTTAGGAATTTCGATTGTTTCAGTTCGTTTATGTTCATGGTTTTAGTTTTTGTTTGTTAAACTGCTTGGTTTTCGCTGGTTAGTGGTTGAAAATGCTTCGACCATTCCATGTCCCACTGGGGACATCCTGTTTGTAAAGTTTCTTTAATGGTTTAGCTGCGGTCTGGCAAACCTTCTCGTATTCTGCCCAAGCGGTCTGGCAAACCTTCTCGTATTCTGCCAAAGCGGTCTGGCAAACCTTCTCGTATTCTGCCAAAGCGGGCTGGCAAACCTTCTCGTATTCTGCCAAAGCGGGCTGGCAAACCTTCTCGTATTCTGCCAAAGCGGTCTGGCGAACCTTCTCGTATTCTGCCCAAGCGGTCTGGCAAACCTTCTCGTATTCTGCCCAAGCGGTCTGGCAAACCTTCTCGTATTCTGCCAAAGTGGTCTGGCGAACCTTCTCGTATTCTGCCAAAGCGGGCTGGAATTTTTTATAATCCCGAACAGGCCGAAAATTATTTAGCCTTTTTACTCTTTCCGAACTCGCCTTGTTTTTGAGTATAAACTGAATCCTGTTTTCTGCCGGTTCAGTCAATGGCTCACAAAATTCTTCATGGTGACAGCACCAAGCGAATTTAGCTTCGGGATATTTTGCGAAAGCAGCGCGGCAACGCTTGGCCGCGGCTTCAATTTGTTTTTCTGTGTTCATGTTAGTTAGGTTTTATCTCGCTCACTTTGCTTCTCCATACTTGGCGCGTTTTCTTCTCTGTAGGAAATTGGACTATTGCCCTCATGCCAGTTATTGAAATCAGCCTTGCCACAACTTGCACCCCTTCATAATCTACAATAACCCGTTGGCCTATTAGCTGTTCAAGTTTCATAATGCCTCCAGCCCCCTGTCATCTCTCAATGGCTGTTGCTTTGTAACAGGCCGACCGCCAAGCCTCCCATTTCTCCTAGCCGCATCTGATTTGGCTTTGCTCTTGCGCTGGCCAAGGTAAGACATCACGGCCTTGATTTGTGTTGGTGTGGGCTGTTTCATGGCTTTCTATTGTCTGAAATGATTTTTGCTGCTTTACTAATTTTACCGATTGTGCCGTTAAAGTGTTCCCAAATCTCGGAGACTGTACCACCACAAATCGCGTTAATCATCATTGTGTGAGCGAAAGACACTTTTGCTCCCGGAGCAATGATAAATTGACCACCCATCAAAAGAGCAATATCGCCGGAAACAATGGTGGTTTTGATGTAGTCCTTCATCTGTTCAGCAACAGATTTTTGCATTTCAACATCAAACCAATCTGGTGTGCGCTTTTGGTCAATGGAGAATTTATATTTGTCCGGCAGATAAGCCTCGGCCATATCAGAGGGTGAAAATTCCACTTTAGCCAAGTTGTCGCCTTTATCGCGCAAGTTAAACAGAGTTTCAATTTCTCCATGCGACTCTGTCCACGGAGACATATAAAGTTTGAATCCGCCTTTTTCGCGTTCATCACGCACCACGATTCCCGATTTGAATTTACACATGATATTTTCCTTTCATCTTTAGTTGAATATGGGCTAACGGTTGAGTTTGTAAAGAACTATTTTAATAAATCTTTTTCTGGAATCCTTCCGTCTAAAAAGGATTGAAACTCAGAGCAGGGAATCTCGTTAACATGGATTTGTTCAATTCCATTTAAGGTGTCGGCCTGTTCAATGAACAGATTGACCTTGCCGTTAGCTGTCGCGCCCACAATTTTACCGCCTTGAATTGTCAGAAGTATTGATGGTGTGTTCACGATTTTCCTTTGGTTAATGCGTTGAGTTTTGCCATTGCTTCGCGTATTGATTTTGACCCGCCTGATGGCTTTCCTAATTGCGGCCTGAAAAATACCATCGCTGCCTTGGCAATGGATTGAATCGCCTCGAATCTCTGATTGCAGCGTTCATCGTGGCGCGGCATAAATTCACCACATAGGCCACAATAATGTTCCTCGCTTGAACCGTAGAAGCGTTTAGGTTTCATGGTGTGAGTTGTATTTTTACGGTGTAAGGATAAATTTTACCGCCTTGAACATGGTGAATTTCATTTAGGACTTTTAATTCTCCGGCGTCCTCCAGCCGATAAAGAGAATGAAGTTCGATTCCCTCAAAGCCAAGATTGCCAATGCGTTTGTTTTTGCGCCTTGATAGCTCAATGAAAATGTCTCGCAACATCGCCCTGTCGCTCCTGCTTAATTTGTGTTTAGTCATATCATTTTCCTTTCAATCACCCATTCCCGCACCACCGCTAAAGCTGTTCCCACACAGGAACAGAGAAAGGATAGTGATGGCACGGGATGGGGTTAAGTGGTTCACGATTATTCTGTAGCAACGAAAGTTCCCACGACTTGCCGTTTTCGGTTTTCTCCCATTGCTGGCCGTCCTGTGCAAAATGATGTTTACAATCGCCCGTGATGAGCGTTGTGGCCGTTCGTAGCTTGCTGGTTATCGTTATCATAAATTTACTTTGAATATCCCATGACATTGACGGTCTTGTGGAGGGCAGTGGAAGCGGTGGACATTGATTCTTCGTCTGTCCCTAACGCTATCGCCAGCAATGCCTCCCGATAGATTTCGCGCTCGCGCAACCCGCGCACGATTGCATGAGCTTCCTGCTTGCGTAAATCCGTGGCAATAGTGATTTCGAGCTGCTCCGTAGGATGCAGAGCGTGAATGTCAATCTGCCCCCCATTGTTCACCACAATCAGATTGCTATAATCAAACTCTAATTTCGGTTGACGTTCAAAAATGCCTTGAACGCAATCCTGTTCCTCACCATCATCGGGCAGTTGACGATATGTTTTGCCGTATCTTTCCTGCGATATTTCATTAAGTGTTTTCATTTTCATTTCCCCTTCGTGTTTCATGTTTACCGTGAGATAAATATGACAGAGTCCATCCAGCTTGCAAGACTTATTCCTTTACATTTCTTGCACACCTAAAAGTGCAATAAATGTTTAGTGCTTGGTTGGCGGTCTGCCCAGTCTCTTGCCACTGGCTTTGGCTGCTGCTGCTCCCATCCGGCCAATTTCGCTCTTACGCTTGGCCGTGAGCTTCTTGGCTCTGGCTATGCCGCCCATGCTGGCAAACTGGCTAACCGTCATTGTGTTGGGGTGTTTCATGGTAAAGTCCATCCGCCCGTGTCAAGCGCGGTTTTGTCGCCCATAGCCGAAATCGGCTTGTAAGTGTTCGGCTCTGGGAACATAAACGCGGGATAGCGACTCGTGTGCTTTTCCACGACTACAGCTCTTGCGCTGGCCAGAGATAGCTGTGCCGCAGCCAACGCCTCGCGCTTGGTGTCATAGTGGGCAACATCTTGCGAATCTCCAAACTCATCAATGGTTCGCACTTCGTATTCGACTACGCGCACCCTGCACTTGTCTTTGAATATCTTTTCTGGCATATCATTTCCCTTTCGTGTTTCATGTTTACCGTGAGATAAATATGACAGAGTCCATCCAGCTTGCAAGACTTATTCATCACTATCTTTCATTGATGGACAACGACTTATGATTATTCAGCATAAGACGGAAGCACAAGCTCCCTAATTGGTGGAAGATTGCCCCGCCGCCGCAACAATCGCGCTACGTTTGATTATGGGAAGCAATTCGGATCGATTTTGAATGTCATCATGCACAAAGCATGGGCAAGCGCAACACGGGCACGTATACAGCGCATTGCATAGCAAAGCACTGATTTAATCACACTACGTTCATCCATGACGCGTTTTAAACGTGTTCACCTTGTCAGGATATGGCGGGGAATGAACGTAACCAGTGGACACTCTAGCACACTCAAACTAAATCCATGCTTATACTATCATTATGCAATCTTATTGTTTGACACGCTGAGAATAGGACACCCGTCCTGAACATGGACACTGAGCAAAAGTAAACACTGTCATCAAATGGGACACCCCAAAAGGAATCTTTTTTCTATTGCACCAAAACAGGTTACCAATCTTGCGTGTTTGTCCTATGAAAATATCAGAATCATGGCTTTAACTTTCTTGTTGACAGGATGGCAAGAAATGTTGTAATCTAATTTTGTCATAGTTGATTGCAAAAAATGGTTAGTCTGAATTTACTACAATGAACGAGCTAATTGAGGGTGAATCTGGAATAGGGGATAGTCGTTACACGGATTCGGTTGATTTTGATTATGAGGCTGCCGACAGGGGCAATCCATTAACGGCAGAGATTGAGGGCGGACATAGTGGAGACCAGATAAAGGACTTGGCATCGGCTTTGAGCAGGATACTTCAATGGTGTTGGATGAACGGGTATAACAACAACAGACCAAACAAATCCAGCTATGTTCATTTCGTGGCAATGACGGCGGCGTTGAGGCCGGACTTGGTTGGGGATTCGAGCTATCAGAAGTTGGGGAAGGATTTGGGGGTAACGAGGGCGTGGATGAGCCGGTTAGCTTTGAGTTTTCAAGATGAATTCGGGTGTCATTTCAGAAGGAGTAGGCGGCAGGGTTCGAGGGCTGCTATGAGCAAAGGACAACTACACAAGAAACATGACAAAGCCATCTGAACTTCCTCCAATTTTGGTTGATACCGACACGGCTAGCCGGTGGTTAAGCGTGACCGGGCAAACACTTCGCACCATAGCCAAGACAGGCAAGTATTTCCCGATACCCGACAAGGGAGAATGGGACTTGGAAAAGACCGTCAAGGGCTTCATCCAATACCTACGCGAACAAAGCGAACGCGACAAGGACAAGAAAAAGGAATTTGATGTTGAACGTGTCAGGAAACTAAAGCTGGCTAATGACGAAACCGAGGGAGAGTTGGTTCGGATAGACAAGTTGATGGAAACTGCCGCGCCTACCATCCAGAAAATCAAGGAGGTCACCTACGGCAAGTTGGAAGGCGAGATGCCCATTGCTGTGGCGGGGATGGACGTTCCACAAAGCAGGATTTACGGGACTCGGCTGGCTGGTGAGCTAATAAAAATATGGTCAGAGCTTGTAAAGAAATGGGGAATATGAAATGGGCAATCTCGGTGATAAAATCTCGTCCCTGTTACAGCCTAAAGACACCCGGCCAACACACGAATGGGCTGCGGAGAATGTAGGGTTACTCCCACCCCTGACTCGCGTGGGGTTATTTGACCCGACTGTATCCCGCCATTTCAATCCTATCTTCGATGCTCTGGACGACGAGCGGACAAGGGAAGTTAATATCCTGAAACCTTTACGCTCCGGCGGTTCGCTGGTAGGGGATATTCACCTTTGCTCTGTTATGGCTAGGAATCCAGGCGGTTATCTTGGTGTGTATCAAACCGAACCGGAAGCCAAGAATTACTTCTTTGATCGTATTGAGAAGATGATGAAGGCTTGTCCGCAGGTTTCAATTCAGATGCCGTATAAATATGAGTGGAGTGAAGTCAGGCTTTCCAGTGGGGTAACGCTTTACAGTGGTGGGCCAGCATTGAGTAATCTTCAAAGCAAAGGTGTTCGGTATCTTCGACTGGATGAATGTTGGATGTATCCGGCTGGACGAATTGTAGAAGCCGAAGGTCGAGTAGGAGATTATCTCAAGATGGAGATGTCGAAGATAATCCGAATCTCACAAGCCGGGCCTTACGAACATCGGACGTTAGACGAGTGTGAATGGTATCGGGCATATCAAAGAGGAACAAGGCACGAATGGGAAGTTCAATGCGAACATTGTCAGCAATACTTTGAGCCGGTGTTTTCCGGTCAAAGAGAAGATGGTTCGTTTTGGGGAATCACATGGGAACACCACAAGAAACAGAATGGGGATTGGGATTTGGGTAAGTGTTGTGCTACCGTTCGTTTTGAATGTCCCCACTGTGGTAAGCCGTTACTGGACTGTCCGAAAACCAAGTCTGAATGGAACAGGACTGGCCGGTATAAAATCATAGGAGAGAACAACCGCCGGCGGGTATCATTCCATTTCGAGTGTGTGATAGATTTTCCGTGGTCTGACCTAGTTGAGTTATGGCTGGACGCTTGCAACGCTTTCAATCGAGGTGATATAAAACCGAAACTGCAATTCTACCAGAAACGCCGGGCAATCTTCAAAGATGAATCCAGCTTACTCCGAAGCGGACTCCACTTGAAACGGATTCCCTACGAAATCAATACTTCGTGGCCGGAAGAAAAGTCACGGTTTATGACCTGTGACCGGCAAGAAGAAGATGCCTACTGGTGGACAATCAGAATGTGGGGTGAAGAAAAATCTCGTAGAATAGCTTTTGGAAAATGCTTTGGTGAAGGCGACATAAAAGAGATTGCTTTGAAATATAAAGTTGACCCGAACCATGTTGGAATTGATTCTGGGTATCTGCCAAAGGGCGACCGCGGCGTTTATTCCATGTGCTGCCGTCAAGGATGGATAGCCATGAAAGGCGATAAAGGCTATGAATATGTCCACATCGTTAAGAATGGCCGACGCATACGAAAGAGCTATGCTCCGTTGACATATGGCGACCCTGAAATCGGCACAAAAGGCGAAGGCCGCCGCTATGCTCCACTCGTTCTCTATTCAAAGTCACAGATGAATCAGATTGTGCAGACCTTGATTGATTCTGGACGCTGGGAAGAACCTGAAATTGGCGAGAATAAAGACATGGAAGAGGAATACTCGGCGCAAATGTCCAGTCGCAGGAAGGTTGAGGACTTTGATTTACGCACCGGCGAATCCAAGATATACTGGAAAGAATCAAAGAACGACCATGCAAGAGACTTGGCTAACGAACAGGTGTTATTTGCTATCCTTTCAGATTTACTAGCTGACCCTGTGATTGAGAAGTTGAGCCGGAAAGAGGAACAGGCGGTTGAATCAAAATAATTCAGTGCCCAAATCTAGCAACATTTGACCAACGGCTTTCCCAAGTTGCATCAAACGATTTGAATCGGATTAAATACTCTAAACATTTTGCCGCGCATTGCTTCATCCTGATTTGAGCTTCCTTTTTGTCTTTGCCCTTTTTATTTCCAAGCAGCCTATTGATAACAATTCTTGAATCTGAAAATAATTCCACCGAAAATACTGACGGAGAATTACCCGAATCTTTTATTGCGTCAACTGTCCACGCCAATGCTCTTTCGAGAATTTGAAATTCTGCTTCATTGCTTGTTCCAAGTCCAAGTTCCAATCTCGAAACAAAAGCAACTTGTCTGCCGTTAAACAGGACAACGTAAGACCCGTATTTGTTTCCCGGATTCGTTGGTCTGCAACCTCCATCAAATTGTATTGTTATTCTGTTTATTTTCTTCTCTTCCTCCACTGTCTTGTTACTGATTACGGACGGGAGGAGGAAGCGAGCGAAGGCATAGCACCCCTAAGGATGCCGTGCAATTCGCTCAAGTTACGGCTCGGTTATCGTCGCTTCACTTGGCTCTTGGTTGCCACAATGCCTCGCTCCAAGATTGGCCAGACTATTTCGACAGAGGTTGCTGTCGCTCGACTCGCGCTCTAGCCTTTCGCACCCACGCGTCAATCTTCGTCGTCCCGGCTTATTGATTACGATTCACCCGCCGCGTCTAGTTGTTACCGCTTCCTGTGAATCGGGATAAAAATAAAAAGGCCGTCAGATTTTTAGTCCGACGGCCAACAGCAATGCGAGTTGCAATTTCTGTTTGATGACTGAATACGCTAATAAACAGCCAACAAACATATTCAAAAAGAGAATCAATCATAACTCGCATTTTCATAAATCTACTCAACCTAGCAGAGAAGTCAACAATCTTTTTGTGAAAGTTTTGATTTAAGCTCCATCAAGTCAGAAACCATGCACTTATCAGCGATTGCTGCGCCCTGCGCCAATCCAGCACAGTAATCCATTTTACTGTTACCGCGATGCTTCAATGCTTCGATTTCGTTTTCAAATCTGCTTATCGTAAGTCTTTGGATTTTGTCATCAATCCACTGGCAGAATAGCATTTCTGTGTTTGTCATACTCTGTATCTCTGATGGATATTGAGGATTTGGAGTTTGACTAAAGCGATTTGGCTGGTAACAGTCCTGACTCTTGGCATGGTTTGGTTATAAAACCGATTCCAAGCGGCCTGTTTTTGCTCATTGGTTATTTGCCCCGATTGTTCTTGAAGAATAAGGGCTGATGTAAATTCTATGGATTGTTTTTCGCTGGCCTTCTGTTCGGCTTCCAGCGTGGCTAGTTCATTGGATAAAACTGCTAGTCCGGCGCGAACCTGTTCAACGGTAACGCCGTTGTCGAATGTTTGTGCTGATACGGCCAATGCACAAAACAGAATCAGAATTATTGCTTTCATTATCTGACTGTGACGGCCATTCTTGGTTACGGACGAAAACTTCACAAGTTGCTCCGCGAATCGTCGCCGCAGTCAAAGAACACCGCAATCCTATCATGTAATAAAACCAAGTCAACTACTTTCTTTCCATTGACTTCCCGCCATTTATGAATGGCTTACAATCCTTTCATTGGGCGTGATTTAGCGTGGCTGGAACTAAATATCCAACAGGCACAGGACGATTTGGCAGCCGGTAAGAACATTATGTCAGTCAGTTCTGGTGATGTTCACAAGGGCGAACGCATTGAGAAATCCATTGAGTCTCGGTTGCGGCTGTTGCTGGCGGCGGCTTCACTGAAAGACCCAGATAAGTATCCGCCCGATTCTTGCTATCCAATTACCGAGGCGCGAATAGCTTTTGCACCGCAACAAAACATTTCAGACCCGAATCAGGCATGAGCAAAAGAATTTCATCTTCAAGGGAAATCGTGGGGCGAAACCTGAAAGCTGGTCAGCTTCCGTTCCGTCAGGTTGACACTGGAAACACCTACGGCTTCAACAACACACTGATTCAGGCGGCAGTCCAGACCACTGACCGACAGACGGTAACGCTGGTTGACTATGATATTCACCGCACGGTAAGTGTCATAGGCCGACGTACGTTGTTGAGCCTTGCGCGGACAATGTTTTGGAGAATCCCCGCGTTACAGGCTGCGATTCTTGAACAAGCTAACCTAGCCGCAAATCCTTTTACTCCGCGTTACGCTGGTAAAAACAAGGCGTGGGGCGAAACGGCTGCGCTATGGTTAAACGACTGGCACAAGGTATTTGATTTAGCAGGATGGCCGTATGATTATGAGTCTTATGTTGAGCTGTTAATTGTCACTTCGATAGTGGACGGTGAGATTTTCACGCTACTCACAGAAGATGCTAGTGGAAATCCTCGCATACAAATTATTCCGTCGCATCGTGTGGGTAGCCGTTACCAGACCGGAGGCTCGGCAAAGGTTAGCTACACCGGAAACCAACTTTGGATTAACGATATTCTTGTGGACGGAAACTTGCCGTGGACTTATTCGACTCCGTTACAATGGGAAGCCCCGATTATTGATGGAGTGATTGTTGACGGACAGACAAGGCCGATTGCTTACAGGGTATTTGACGACCCCGTTGTGTCCTCAAAATATACGGACATTGGAGCGCGAAGCATATTCCCCACATTTATTCCGATGTTCCCCGGACAACTACGCGGAATATCACTACTCGCGTCAAGTGTATTCGACTGGCAGGACGTAAAGGAGTTCCGTGACTTTGAAAAGCTGGCGCAAAAGACATTTTCGTCTCGGACAATCATGGAGTCCAACGAAGAGGGCGAAATTGACCCCGCGAAACGGTTGGTTACTTCCGCAACTCGCAACCCAGACAATTCCCTACTCACTCCGGCCTCAATGCAGGTTAATGGCGGTCAATATACCGTGTTCAAGGCTAATTCCGGCTCGAAACTTGAAGCATTTGACTGGAATCGTCCTGCACAAAACGCGCAAGGGTTCATGGACACGATTGTTCGGGATGCTTTTCGCGGGACGGAATGGGATACGTTCTTTTCACTCGACCCGAAGCACGTTGGTGGTGCGCCGATGCGGGTTGTGGTGGATAAAATATGTCGTGTCTTGAAGAAACGCCGCCGGATGCTGGCTAAAACAACCTTACGAGTGGACACATACGGTCTTGCGAAGGGTGCATTACGCGACGGTTCACTTCCAATGGACAATGACTGGTATCGGTGGACATATCAAGGCCCGCCCGACCCGACGGCCGACAGACGATATGACGCACAGACTGACCAGATGGAATATGAACTCGGCTGGTCAACGCTTGCAGACATTGAAGCTCGGCGCAACGGCGATTGGCTGCTCAAGCGCGAGCAAAGGGAACTTGAAGTGGATGATTTATTCACACGCGCACAGAAACTTGCTGATAAATTCCACATTTCCATACAGGAGGCTGCATCACAAATATCGCTTATGGGAACGGCAACATTGTCTCGTCGGGAGATGGAGACAGAGCCAACTCAAACACAAGAAACAGGCAAAGTCGCCCCACAGGGGAATCAACCATGAAATCATTTCCGCACATATTGAGCAAATTACTTTACGAGCCGCTTTTGATAACGCAAGCGAAGTATTTTGCCATCTGCCGAATCGTTGAAGCGCGAATGACAATGCCGATGCCCATGCCCGACATGGACGACGAGCCAGATGAGGACGAGGAATATCAAGAGTATCAAAACACAGCAGTTATTCCTGTGCATGGAATTTTAGGCAAGCACATGGACAAAATGGAGATGATGAGCGGCGGGTGTGATTTGGACAGCGTGAGAGCCGACATTGATTCTGCTCTAGCTGATTCATCCATTGAAAAGATTGTGTTTGATTTCAGAAGTCCGGGCGGTTCGGTGACTGGTATTCCTGAACTAGCTCGGCGCATATCGTCAATTAAAGATAAACAGACGATAGCCTTTACGGATTCGGAATGTTGCTCCGGCGCACTTTGGTTGGCGGCACAATGCGATTATTTTTACGCAACAGAATCGGCTAACGTGGGTTCAATCGGGGTTTGGTGCGCGTATTTGGACGTTTCAAGGCAGATGCAGAATGAAGGCGAGAATATGCAAGCCATTAGCGCGGGGAAATACAAGCTCATGGGCGCATATTGGAAACCATTGTCTGACGAAGAAAAGAAGATGTTGCAAAGTGAGGTTGACCAGATTCATGCGGACTTCAAATCTGCCGTGAACCTAAACCGCGAAGTTTCCGACGAATTTATGCAGGGGCAAATCTTCGACGGCAAACAAGCGCAAGAAATTGGGCTTGTAGATGGAATTGTTGAGGACTTGGGCGATGTGCTTGAAATGTAAATTCTCGGTTGGTTGACTTTCTAACCGTTATAGAATGGCATTCAAATTTTTCCGCATGAAGGAAGCCGACGCTAGAATCGTCGAGCTTGAGGCTTCTGTGGCCTCTCTAACCAAAGAGCGCGATGCGGCAGTTGCCGCAGTTGGCGAAAACCAAAGTGAAATCACGGTGCAAGCCGAGGATTTGCAAAAGAAACTCACCGCTTCCGTGGCTGATTTAACCGCAGCAAACCAAACCATTAGTTCACTCGAAACCAAACTTAATTCTCTCGAATCTATGAACGCTGACCTGACAAAATCCATTGAAGCAAAAGGCAAGGAAGTTGACGTAAAGGTTGCCGCGCAAGTTGCGACCGTGCAAGCCGCGCTTGGTTCTCCCGCCGCGCCGTCTGCTCCCGTAACCGCTTCTGCTCCGTCACACTTAACAGGCATGGACAGGGTTCGCGCCGCCGCGAGGGCTGACTTGGAAAAAGCCGGTTACGTTCAAAAGTAATTTCAACATAAACAAATCAAACTCATAACATTATGGCAGATAAATTTCTAACCCTGTTGGACATGACCAAGATGAATGGTTCCGACCAAGCGGTCGGCATTGTTGAGGAAGTCCGCACTTACGCTCCCGAAGTCAATGTGATTTCTGGTCGCCCCATCAAAGGCACGACTTACAGGGCTTTGGTTCGCACAGCTTTGCCGGGCGGCCCAGTATTCCGTCGGGCTAATGAAGGCACGGCGGTTGTGGTCAGCCGTTGGGACCAGCGCGTGAACCAGACCTTCTTCCTTGACGCACAGATGCGCGTGGATGAAGCTGTGTTGGACGCTTCTGAATTTGGTGCTGATTGGGTTTTAGGCAACGAAGCTCTTGGCGTTACCAAACAGAAATTGATTGCGCTCGGCAATCAGTTCTATTATGGCAATCCTTCAACTACGGATTTCGGTTTCCCCGGCCTGAACGCTCTGTATGACCCCGCCGCGATGGAAGTTACAGCCAATGCGGTTGGCGGTCTTGCCGCGACGACTTCGAGCGCGTGGCTGGTTGTTAATCAACCGGATTGTTGCGAATTCATTTACGGCAATAACCAAGGTTTGATGCTCAAACAATGGGTTCCGCAATATGTGACTGCGACTGACGCGCAATATCGTGCGTTCGTGAACAACCTGTCGGGTTATGTGGGGTTGAGTTTCAACTACACGAAATCGGCTTGCCGCATCAAAAACCTTGTGGTTGCTGGCACGGCTAGCAACATGGGTTTGAATGACGCTCTGGTAGCTCAAGCGTTGGCTTTGTTCCCTGTCGGGACTGTGCCGACTCACTTGTTCTGCAACCGCGCACAACGTCGGCAGTTGCAAATCAGCCGCGCACCAGTGTATTCCTCGACGACCGGCACAACGGCGATTACGGCGGCAAGTGCGCTACAATTCCCGCCACTTCCGGTGGAATCCAACGGCATCCCGCTGTTTGTGACGGATAGCTTGGTTCAAACCGAAACCGCTTCTGCGGCTGGCACAGCAACGTATTAACACTTTAACCATTAAAAACTAAAAATATATGGCAACTCAAGTTCCTAGCTCGCGGTTAATGCGGGATTACAAGTTGATTGTAACCCAAGCCGCGCCGAACAACACGAATAACACAACCACTTATCTCGACCTCGGCGACGGCCCGTTCAATCCCGAAGAAATCGAAGTGGAAATTTCCGTCCCGGCGATTACGGCACACACCACGGCCAACAACCTGCAAATCCAGTTGTATTCAAGCGCAACCTCGTCTGGCGCGGCAGTTGTAAGTCCACTCATTGAGTGTGATGTATTGGGTGTTAATGGCACAGGCAGCGTGGCAACGGTGTTCCGCTACAAACTCCCCCCGGGGACTCAACGGTATATCGCGTGGCACATGATTGCCACAACCGATAATTGCTCTGCGGCAACCGTGACGTTTAGCATTTTGACGTAATTTTGGTGGTTCATGTTTCAAGGCCAGTTCAGCCAAAAGCTGGCTGGCCTTTTTGATTAAAAAGATTATGAAAAAACTTATTCTAGGACTTTTACTGGCGGCTACGTCGGCAATGGCAACGGAGTTTCCATTGGCGTGGAGTGCCAACACCATCAACGCGACGCTACTCTCGGCGACCCGGTCATTGGGACTATGACGCAATTCAGTTAACCAACGGGAGTTTTTCAGCCACCTATACGGTCTCGAATGTAACTACGAATCACGCGCTGGTTTTAAGCTGGTGGGATGTGAGTCATTGAATATGGAAAACAACTATGTTAAAGAATAAAATTTATGAACCGATTATCAAACGAGATAGTGAGGGGGTTGAAAGACCTAGAGGGGAATCGCGGGTTGGGAAACCTTGCGATAACGTGGAACTCAAACTCTTACGTTACAATTCCCCATTCATCCGAGAGCTTGCGACTCATGGGCGAAGGCGGATTCAGTTTAAGCAATCATTCAGCGTTTTGTATTAGGACTTCACTGTTTGGTGGAACGCTGCCAAAATCACGCGAGGCCATCATTGACCCCACTGGACAGGCATTAAAGATTGTCTCTGTAAATGTCTCATCTGACGGTAGTTTTGTTATATTAACCTGTGAGCATCCGGCACAGATGATTTAGCAGTTGACAATATCGGGTGATATGTTAATTTCATATTGCTTTGAGTGACAACCGAACAAATCAATCTTTGCCGTCCGCGCCGATGGAAACTTCGCTGTTCGGAGAATCCTCAAAGCAGTCGGTGTTGGGCGGCATAATTTACAGGCCGCAATACTCCATCCTGCCATTAAAAGACGCGCTGAACGCATCGTGGCGCGGTTATCACCTATCCGAGAAGATGGACGGTGTCTATGCCGTGCGTCGGTTTAATGGATGCACCGTAACAGGTGAGTCCATGAAGGACGGAAGATTCTTTGCGTGGGACATTCCGATTGCGTTTGGCGAGGACATTCGAGGCGGGGCATGGCGCGAGCGCGAGCAAGCGTTGACTCAATTATTCTCAAGGTTGAACCCTAAACTTAATTGGTTTCGTTGTGTTACCGGAAGCAGCTCGGAATTTATAGAGGCGGTGCTGGCGAACGGCGGCGAGGGTGTAGTCGCAAAGCCATTTGACTCTCCATTCGGTTACGATTGGCAGAAAATAAAGCGCAGCGAAACACACGATTGTATCGTTACAGAAAAGCATCCGTCTAAACTGTCTGTGCATCTTTTAGAGAATGGGACGGATAGGGGATGGTGCGCCGTGCTTGGCGGCGATTACTTTAATGGATTTGAGTTGGACAAAATCAGCATTGGTGATGTCATTGAAATTGAATGTTACGGAATCACGGCGAATGACAAATTTCGAGAACCCCGCTATTGTCGTCAGAGATTGGATAAAAATGGCTAACAACTTTACATTTACGGTGAACGATAGGGAGTTCAAGGATGCGTTGCGAAGGCTTGCGAATGTTTCCCCCAAAAGTCTTGCCGAATTGTGTAACCAAAAGGCGTATTATATAAATCGCAGGGCTGTTTGGTATGCTCCGCAGGTATCAAAAGAAACAATTTCAACGGAATTAAATCAGGCCATTCCGTTGACGCTGATTAAATCCGGTAAGAGATTTTCCAGAAGTAAATCTTTGAAGTCAGTCTTTGGTGCTGTTGGTAATCTGGCAAAGGTTGAGGCATATAGTAGTGTCCCATTGCTTGCTTTAATAATTCAGGCGCGAGCGAAAAAGGGTCACGCAAGTCCGTGGGCAGGAAAAACGCGGGCTGCTGGTGCTGCGGCTATGTTGGCCGCGATGCAAAGGGTTTATGGGGCGCGTCAGAAATCCCGCGCCTATTTCAAGGCGGCATTTGCCACTTGTCGGGATGTTTTTAGAAATGCAACCAAGAAACCACTTCCCTCTGCGGATTCTGGAAGTCGCGGAAGCGGGACAACAAAGAGTCTTTCGAGAGACAAGGGCAGAATTGGGGATGCAAAACCCGCCACGCAAGGGCAGAAACCCATTGCAACATTTTGGATTGTGTCGCCGAGGCATGATTTGAAGGCGGCGATTGACAAATATGCCACCCCCGCATTGCAGCGGGCATTTGATGAGGAGGCTGGTGATACATGGCGCAAGGCAATAGAATTGGAATACAAAGAGCAATGCGCGTTTCTGGGTATTAAAACCTCATAGCCGTTGACTTCGTTCCATTTATGAATGGAACTCGCTGTCAAGATAGAATCTTCCCTAGCCCTTTATCTGGCTTCGTTTAGCACTTGGCCGGACTCGTTACTAGCAGGAACTGCCCCACCCACTTACAGTATTTTCGCCGGTGAAGCAGAAACAGAGAAAACAGGTCAATCTATCATCTGCTATGTCAACGGCGATTTAGCGGAAGAACCAGCTAGGTCGGGCAATTTCTGGGCTGATGTTCAAATTGAGCTTAAAACTCCCGTTATAGCCGATACACCAGACGCTACAACGGCTCTGGACAGTCACCAGCAAGCCGCCACGGTGCTTGAACCGCTTATCCTAGCATCTGACCTATCCAGCCAATTAGAATCGCTTGTAGTCGATTATACGATATTCGGGCTACTGGACAGACAGCCAATTAGGGAAAGAACACCCGAATACTGGCTGACGGGCTGGAAATTCAGGCTTTATTGCTGTTCGTCTGCGTTGACACCGTGAGGTTGTTGACTTTTCACCACCTATAGAAAGACATAACCAAACAATTTTATGCCAACACAAAACGGTATTCCGGTCAATTTTTCATTCACGACAACTGGCGGCGACAAGGGTTTGACCGCCACAGGGCTTACTGGGTTTCTCTTGCAAAGTGTGGACTATGAGGATGGCGCGGAGAAAGAGGAAGTCCGCTCATTGGGTGGAGATATTGTTTCCCGTAATTGGTATGATGCCCATGTAAAGACCTCGTTAAAGTTTTTCATTTCTGCCGCGTCAAAGAGCGCGGCCATTGCCGCAACTGCGCTGCAAACATCTGGGACTTTCATTAACATTACAGCGTGTGCAAATCATCCGGCACTTGTGGCTTCAAACTGGGAAGTGCAAAACGGGACAAAGATTACCGGCGACGTAACAAAGTCTGCTGAAATCACGATTCCATTAGAAAGCCGATCCGGAATCACGGCAGTTCAAGCATAATTTGAGTGATGAATGACGGAAGCTGCAACATTGGATGGTGCGCTTGACTTGGGACAGTCCGAGTCTCGTCATTCTTTTGATTCGTTTCGTTCAGCCATACCAGAACCGTTTCAGGTTCTTGGTTTGGAATTAAAGCCACTTTCCATTGGTCGCTATCGCAGGATGGCGCGTCATGGGGTGGCTTTTGTGTCTGAAACAGCTACAACCGCTTCCATCGCAGATTTACTTCTTGGTGTGGTTATTTGTTCAATGCGTTGTGATGAATTTGACACAGCAGTTCTCACGAAGAAATTCTGGAAAGATTTACACCGATGGTCGAAGCATCTTAATCCCCACGCATGGATTGGCATATTTCCCATACTAGGAAAATGGTGGCGCAAGAATCACAGCTTCAATTTCGTCGAGAAAATGATGCTGTTTAAGAGGTATATTGACGAGGCTCAAATTTGTCCTGAATACATCGTCAAGAACGAATCAAATAGTGGCGGGTCGGCGGCACATTGGTCACATTCAGTCGAGATTGTTTTACGAAGCGAGTTGGGTTGGACGAAAGAAGAAATTGATGAAGCCCCGTTGAGCAAGGCTCTATCTGATTATTTCAAGCACATGGAAAATCAGGGCATGATTACCATTTTAACCGAGGAAGATATTAAGATGGCAAAAGCCAACGCGGATATTATTTCAAACATGGAGGCCGCATAATATGGCATTAAAACTTTGGGGCGAAGTTGGATTGGATGGAAGCGGATTTGAGCGCGGACTAGCTCGGCTCGGTGCTACTGCCGCTTCCAATCTAAAGAACTTTGTCATTGGTGCTTTCGGTATTTATGGCGTTCAACAGGCCATAATGAAAACCGTTGAATCAGCCGACGAACTTGTTGTGGCGAGTAAACGACTGGACATGACAGTTGAACAACTTCAAGTCATGCGACAGGCGGCTATGAGGACAAGGACGGATTTTGCTTATCTCGAAAAGGCATTTGAGGGGTTTAATATCGCAAAGGAAAAGGCATTGTCGGGCGGGAAAGAGGGGGCAGGATTCATGGCCGCGTTTGGCAGGTTGGGCATGACAAAGGAAATGTTACAATCCCAAACCAGCGCAACAGCGTTCATGGGACAGTTACATCAAACAGCATTAAGCGCAAACTCGGCTGATTTGGATGCTTCATTGAGGAAGATTCTGCCGGGGTTCAGAAACTTTGGAGAGATTTTACCGTTCTTAAAAACAGATTTTGCTGCACTCGAAAAGGAGATGAGTTCGATGGGCGCAATAATGTCTGGAACAACCGCCAATGAATTGAAGGTATTCAAAGATGAGATGGGGCTTGTTGGGACAATCATAACAACACAACTAGCTCCGTGGCTGGTGAAATTGGGTGAAGCGGCTTATTGGTTGATGGAAAAGTTTCAAGGGGCTGGGGCTTTTTATGGCACTCTTTTGGCGGATTGGGCGCATGGTATTTTCAGGGGGTCTGGACAAGATGCCGCCACAGAACGCGACAAAGTAACTGGAGTAATGGATGCGGCGTGGGCTGCCTTTCAAAAGCGTATTGCCGATTTAACAAATGCCGCAAAGAACCCCATACCACCAAATGCAATAGAAGAAAAAGAAGGCAAGGCTGCTAAATTAAAAGCCTTCCACGAAAAGTCAGGCGATTCATTAGTTTCAGTAGGAAACTTTCTTGGGACATCAAGGGGCGGAATTAGCGGACTACAGGAACGGCTTGTGCGACACACAGAGCAGACAGCAAAGAATACATCTGCAATGCTTATTGAACTGCGGAAGCGTAATCCCGGCCATAGTGTTACCGGTTCTGCTTTTGGATTGCCGGGCACAACAATTTGGCCATCAACTTGACCTATGAGCAAAATTACAGGTAATACAGGGGCATTTCAGCAACCGTATGAGGTTCACAAGAACGAATCTGGTGTGCGAACGGTTGTGCCGTATGAAAGCACAGACCCAAACCAGATTTTAGCATGGCAACTGTCTGCGTCGTTGGCCGGACTACCGTATGACGTAAAATTTTCCTATGGCAAGGGACATATTGACGTTCATTATCCGTATGACTTCACAAAAGACCCGAAAACGGAAGTAATAAATCTGTGGGAACTATTTGCACAAAAGGTTGAGAAGGATGTTCTGGATGCAGATTTATCCAATGGCGGGATTGGACAAATATCTGCAGCAGATGCTTTTCTGATTAAGACCGCTCTTGGTTATTGTGAATCTGGAATACCAGTGGCGGCGAGTTGGTTTGATACGCCAGTCAATCCCACTGATTTAGTGGATAGCGAAGGCAGTCCAGACCCAAACAGAACGCCGGGAGCATTAACCGACGCTTCCGGACAACCCGTTGCTCCTGCGGCAAATCCTAGTGGTTGTTATTCTGTGCTTTGCTTGATGTTGCGCGGCGTGAGGTCACACCCAGTTCTTGCCCCATGTTTGCGACACACACAAACCGCAAACTCTCAATATGCAATTCAGGCATCGTTAACGAATGTAAGTAAAGTATTAAGCACAGCAACATTACAGTCTAATGAGGGAGTTCCTAGTGGGCTTTTGTTTAATCTGCCAACATTTTCTGCGCCGCCGCAATATGTCGAATCAGCCGGAGATTTGCAATATGGTTGGTATAAGGATTTCCCTACTGTGCGCCAGATTGCGGGGATGAAATGGAACATTGAGCAGGAATGGCAGTATGGACTTTATTCAGTAAAACTTTATGGTTATCCATTATGATAGCCGAACCAAAACCACCAAGCGGAATAAGCGCAGAAGCATCGTGGCATCGTCAGTTGTTACGATGGGTTAAGGGATGGTTCGTGATTTCGATTGAAGGGTATCGGATAACAGAAACTTCAAACGGAAGGGTGTTCAAAAAAGAATCTATTCAACCGCCACAGATTACAACAAAGGGCGCGGGAAGTTCGGTTGTTAACGGTCAATATGCTGGCAACTGGAATCCGGGACAAGTTTATGCTCCGGGCGCAATCGTTAGAAACCTGAATCCAACAGTTGTTCTTAACACGGTGACTTACAACATTACTCCGGGAATCTTTGGTTGTGTGCTGGAAACTTCTGCGGGTGGCATCGGAGTCAACTTGCCAGTCTATCCAGAAATAACAGGGGCTTGCTGGCAGTTGATAGCATTTGCCCCAATGTCGGTGAATGTTTGTAGTAGCGGCAGTAAAGTAATTTACATCCAATCGTCGGAGGCGTTCTAATGAGCAACTTCGCCGGAGCAACAGTGATTTCTGGTGCGAGCGGCGGCACGACAGGCTCAAATATGGGCGGCGGTGTCGAAACTGGCGAGCCGTTGGAATGGTCGCCGTTCGGTTATGATGCAACTCCCGGTAGTCCCACAGTATCACCGATTGCAACTGTGTGGTGGAAGTGGACTTGTCCTGCTAGTAATTCATATTTTTTCAACACATCTGGCAGTTCATTCCCGACAATGATTCAAGTGTTTAATTATTCGGGAGTTTATCCGCCAACAGTAGCCCATCCTCTGGATTTTACATTGATGACAGAAGTCACATATCTTCAAAACCAATCTTCTGGTATGGGCGGCGGATTTCATTACGCAAGCCAAGTGGCGTTTGATGCAGGGCGCACGACAGTTTATTATATTAGAGTTGATGGCAGGGCAGGAATTTCTATTGGCGTAAATCCACCAGCGGGAACGGGCGAGGTGGCCGTTGACCCACATGGAAATATCACGCTGAATTGGGGGACATATTATCCCGAACGATTAGGGAGTTGTACCGGCTGTGTTTTGGATTTGCAGAGTGAACAATGTTTAGGAACAGCAGCTATTGGAAATATCTATCAGGCATTGCCAGACCCTTACAAACTCACTTATATCTACATAAATTGTACTAACCAAGTTGGAGACGTTTATCTTAACTGGGTTACAGGAAGTTCCGCATTGAGAATAGTTAGTGGTTCTGGGAATCACAAAATAAGATGTTGCAATGTGGAGGCTATGGGTGCTCGTAGTATATTTATATTATCTGGAGATGCGATAAACAATTACAAGGGTGTATTTTGGGGCGGCAGTTATGTTTTTCTTAATGGTAATCGCACTGATGAAAGCTATATTCCATATACTGCTGGGGATGTTTATTGGTATAATGGCAGCCTTTATACTTGTATCCAGTCATTTGTTGGTGATATAGGTGGAGTTCCGGGAAGCAAACAACCCCCATGTTCAGATTATTGGACTGCTGGAGTTCTTAATGGCGCAGCTTATGGTGTCGAACCAAGCTCTCCATGTTGGGAGCTTGACTTACCATGTAACTTGGGAGACATAACATTAAATTGGGTTCAAACTAGCGCAGAAGATTACGGTATTCCAAATTTATTACCCAAACTTGCCTACCAACTCATCTACAATCCGCTTTTGATTTCGATGCTTGCGCCTATTCGTGATTGTGGCGGGGCTTTAATAGGAACTTGTGCTGTCGGTGGGAGCGGCGGCCATTGGTCTAATGCTTTTGGCATACAAAATCTGACGAACATCGAGTGGCCAGTAACTTTGACGTTGTTGAATACGGGTGGAATTTCAAATGCCAGCGCACCGCAAAATGCGACGCTGCCAGCGAACAGCACAATCGGGCCGGGGTATGGTTCGTCGGATGGGACTTCGCCAGTATTTACATTTGATGCCGACCCAAGCAGTCAGCTAATCACCGCTACGCTTCAAATAAGCATTTGCGGGATTGTGGTTGGGAATTTAACTTATCCAATGTATCCGGCTGTGTCTATTACTGATTTGCCAAGTTATGCGGGTGAATACACTTATACGCCTAATAAATTTTGGGGGTTTTGTGTTCAAAGTATCATAACATACGAAGGACATTGTAAATTTTGGGGGTCAAACATAATTTATACTGTAACGGCATCTGATGTTTTAACAGGAAGCCCGCTGTTGTTATATGCCATGAGGAACAATCGCGCACCGGCATATACATTAACCGATTGTGGGGGCCCCACCCCAACGCCGTGTTATATTTCCCAATACTGCAACCTAAGCTATTTCGCTATTCAAGCGCAATCCACGGCGAGGCAGGTTTTGGTAATGGTTCAACTAATGTATGTCTATGGATCGGGGTCTATAAATCTTCCGGCCTATCAACAAGTCATCACGGTTCCTGCCGCATGAAGCTGATTGCCTTGCAAGATTTGATGCGCTGTCCGAAAGCGTGGCACACGCTGATTCCGCTCGGCACTTTACGCGGCGGGGAATTGATTATTGAAGATTCGCTGGCGGATTCATTAAAGAATTGCCCAGAAACCGTTCCGGTTCAAAATTGGGACGTGAAGTTCGCGCCATCGCAAAGTCAAATTGCCGCAAAACACCAAGAACCGCTTCCTCAAGAGCAGTGGCCGCTTTGGATTAAAACCGCCGCCCTGGAGAAGAATGACTCTGATAAAGGGGTGGGCGATACGCTCGCCCGCTGTATTGGTGCTATTGGCGGGAATCTTTACAAAGCGTGGTATGAGAAGATTACAGGCCAGAAGTGCGGCTGTTCGGAACGACAGGAACTTTTGAATCTGAAATATCCCTTTGCGTTGACTTCCTCGCATTGATGGATGAACACGACTAAATTTCATCGCGCCATTTTCGCGGCATTTGCCTTGTTTTTATTGCCTATTGTCGCGGTCGCACAAACTACCAATTTCAGTCCGACATGGAACGTGACTGATTTTGCGGGCAATTCCATCGTTCAGCAGGTTCAAATTGACCCCCTTCTATCCTACACGGTTAATGGGACGAATATCGTTACAGGCGATTCTCATGTTTATTCAATGGTCAATTTCCCGTATGCACAAACGAACTCTCTTTATTATGTAACCAACCAATCAATTACGGTGTCCAATATGTCGCCGGGTTCTTTTCGTGTAACGCTTCGCGGACAATCCAAAGACACTATAATTACAAACATATTTCCCTACGGCACAAGTGGAAATCCAATGGCATCGCAAACGAACTATTTAGGAACTGGCGGGCAATTTATTCAAGGCGGGGTTTTTACTGTGCCCTATTTGAAATACACCGGATTTGTTAGCGGAAGCAATTTGCCAAGCGCAAGCGTTGACCTAGAACTTACCGCAACAGGGACAAACACGGTTGCGGCGATAGCTTCAACCGTCATACAATCTTCAAACGGGATAACGGCTTTGGGTGTGTCAAACATAGTCAATCCGATTGTTTTGTCGGCGACAAATGCAATAGGTAAAACCTCCGGTCTGTCAGCATTTCAAAACACAAATTTCTTTGACTTGGCCGGTGCTGGTTCGGTTGCGGCAACGGCCTCGACGAATGGGCTTCCGTCAATGGCCTTTGCTTCCACTAATCAATTTATCCGAACCAATGCGCTGCCAGCATTGACGAACGGTTTTGTGGTTGCGTCTGTCACAAACGGACTAGCCACTGTGACCCTTTTAACCACGACAAGCAACGCACTCCAATCGGCTATTGTTGGCACTACAAATGGAATTACGGCGGTCACGGCTACTAACATAGCAAATGCTTTGGTAAATTCATCTTCCAATTCGGTTTACGGGATAGTGACCAACTACTCCAACACAAACACCATTACAAGGGTTTTGACTCAAGGAACGGCAGGTTCAAATTTTGTAATGACGGCGAGCAATCTGGTTTATGTCAACGCGACAAATTCAGCAGGAACGATTGCGGCCAATGTTTCCCTTAATGCAACAAACAATTTTGTTAGCGTGATGAACTCGGCAATTCTGGCAGCAACAAACGCTTTCACGAACAAGGTTAATTCGCTGATTTTAACAGCCACAAA